TTTCTGGTTGTTAACATAAGCAGCCATCTTCTGAGCGATAGCAGCCATTGGATCTGGGCCACCACCAACTGCTAATGCAGCCAAGTCTCTTGAACTAAATGCACGACCTCTATGAAGAACAGCAGCGATTTGGTTATCGGCTGTGATTTTTCCAGGTGTTAATGATAATGAATCTGTAAGAACTTCAAAGTCTCCAGATAAGTTTGCTTTGTAGAATGGAATCTTTACAAAGTCACCGCCTCTTTCTGCGGATAGATTTAATTCTGCTAGAGGTGTCACGACCCCACTCTGCAAGAAAGCATCTCTTTGAGTTGTTTCTTCAATCAGATAGGGTGTAAAAACCTCAGGGATTATTAAATCACTTCTTAATGTAGCCATTAAAAAATGTACTAATGATTTTTACTGTTCGGTGACAACACCTAACTTATACAAACAAGTTGTTTCTATACTAACCGCTAACTGCGTTTTTGAGCATATTATATTTATTAATATCTGTTCTATATAATCTAGCCTGTTCAGTTAAGTTGAAAGATTCTTTAGCAAATGGGTTGTTTTCGCCTGTAATAACATCAGCAGTTACTTTTGTTGTTGTTGCTCCACCGCCTTGTGGTCTAGGGTTTTTTTGTACCCATTGAGGCATTTTCGATACTGCCCATTCTTTTACAGGTGTTCTGTTATAGCCGTCAACAATAACAACAGTGCCATCGGCTTCTCTTGCAAGTTGATCTCGATTTATTCTTGATAACACATATTGTGGATCGTGGACAACATCAGCTAATGCACTGACAGCAGGGGCTTCCACTTCAAGTTCTCTTTGCTTTTGCTCAAGTTCTTGTATTCTCTTGTTTTTGGATTCCTCTGCTTCTCGATATTGAGTCGCAAGTTTTTCTCTTGCCTCTTCATATTTACCCTGTGCCTCAAGTTCCTCTTGCTCTTTCTTTTGCTTATAAGCAATCAAAGCATTTACATCTACATCTGGAGGAATAGCCTTACCTGCTTCTTTTGCTTTAATATTCTGATCTAATAATTTCGCATTATTAGCTTTTAACTTTTGCAATTCTTCCTGTAAAGCTGCATATTGTTCAGGAGAAGGGTTTGGCTTGATTGGCTCTTCTGACATAAATAAATTTTAACAATAATTAATAATCAATATATCAATCTACTCCTGATATGTCACGGAAAGAAGCCACACTTATTTACTTTTGTTCTTTTTAGGTTTAACGGCTTTAGGCTTTACTTCGCAATTTTCAGTCTTTGGTTTTTGGTTTGACTCATCATAAGTCTGGACTTTGAATGTATATCCCATTACTTTTTGCCTCCTTTTTTAATTTTTTTTGTTTTTTTAGACTTACCATACATGATAAGAAAAGTAATTATTTATATTTTACTTCCTTTTGCGTTTTTTAGCAGTTGATAAAGCTATTGCTTGAGCTTGTTTTAATGTCTTGCCCTCTTTCATCAGCAAACGTATGTTGCCAGAGATAGATTTTTGTGATTTGCCTTTTTTAAGTGGCATTAGTCTGCAAAGTATTTATCTACTAAATTTAAATCTTTTTTATTTTTTGCAGCCGCATATAAGACTTCTACAAGTTCACCTATCAAATCTTTATCCTCTCCTTTTGCTTCATTAAATAAAGACAACAGCTTTCTAGGAGCGTTCCTTGACTCAGGAAAACTCCCAGCTATTTTTACCGCTTGTTCTCTTAATTCCATTTGTCAACAATTTTTAGCGAAGCATCAAGAGTTTCCTCTATCCATTTATATGCAGAGGGTGAAGCTTTCTTCAATTCTACAGGAGCAAATATAAATTGCACAAATGTTTCTGCAAATCTTTCCAAGTGATTTGATGTTCCGTATTCACTAGGACTCCAATCATAAGAGCTTAACTTATTTGAATTATTAGTAAAATGAACTTGATGACCCATTTCATGTACATAAGTCTTTAGCCAACTTGTCGCTTCATTTAATCTACCCTTACCATGTGCTGACCAGTATAAATTCTGGGTTTTAGGGTCATAATTTTTTGCATGATTTATTGCATCTTTAACATCATCTTGCATTTGTTTTATGCTTTTTATTGCTCTTTGTTTACTTTTAGCTTTTATGACAATATGATTTGCACCTTGCATAGTCATTCCGTTCATTCTTCGTCTATTTTTTCCTTGTGCAGTAATAAAATGTTTTACCTCTGCCGAAGCAAACCCTGTTTGTCCTTCTCCATAGACATATTTATCTATAGTTCTGTAATTATCTAAAAAGCTTAGATTCTTTGGTTGTCTTTCATTTTTCAATCCTTTTTGTATGCTTTTCCTAAACTGTGGATTATCAAGAAAATACGCTGATTTTTGTCTTTCAAAAGTTATACTTCCTTCTCTTGCATTAGACCAATTACAAAATACTTCTTTCTTTTCTATAAACTGTCTTAATTTTCTTGAATTTTCCCCTGCAAGTCCTTCCATCTCGTCCATCAAATCAAGAGCTTTGTTTACATCAACAGCTTTAACTTTTCCAGTAGGTGAAACACCCTGAAGTTGTGCAATCGTTGGCTGTAGCGGATCTTTTTCCTTAAGTGCTTTTAATTCTGCCTTTGCTTTTCTTTCAGCAGCCCTCGCAGCTTTAGCTATCTTTTCAAGCTTATCTTGATTAGTGATAGTAATAGTTGGTTTAGTTACAGGCTTGGGCTTTGGAATCTTGATTGTTATATCACTAGGCTTACCATACAATCTTTCCAAGTCTTTCAAACTTCTTTCGCTTCCATCTTCTCTCACCATCTTTCTTATAGCCTTCTGCCCTGACCCTTCCTTCTTTGCCAAGCGTTCAAAATATCTCACCTTCTGTTCATTACCCAAAGTCTTGATCTTTGTTTTCTTATCTGCCCCTAAAAGCCAATCACCATATTGAGTGTTCTGTGGGACTCTACCACCACCTTCTCCTGTGGGTCGGGTTACAACTTTGCCTTTGGGTGGCGGTGTTAGGTCTTTGAACTCTTCTCTTTTTCTAAGTCCTTCGTAATCAACAACAGGAACTGTAGTAGATCGGCAGTTAAAATGCTGTGGTGGTGTAGGGCCTTTGTTGTATTCAAACTTTCTACCATCAAGCCTTCTACAAATTGGACTGGTTTTTGAATCAAGCGTTGCAACATATTCATATTTAGGAGCAACCTTACTGTTTGCTGCATAGACAGCCTGTGATGCTTGATTCTGTACTTGATTTACAGATGTTCTAACAATGGTTTGTATCTGATGATTTGCCAATTTAGTAAGTTCACCACCAGCTTGTGCTATCTGTTTAACAGTTCCTTTTTGTCCAAATTCTAGCTTTCCTATCATTCGACTTGCTATTTGCTGTGTTGACTCTCCACTAAATACACCTTGTCTGATAGTCCTAGCCAAACCTTCTTGTTGTCTTGTTGCTATACCTCTAAATGCTTTCTCCACTGTTTCTCCATTTGGTAAAGTCTGCATTGCCCCTTGCCTTGCAGTGAGTTCAAACTTTCCAGAGCCGAACTTCTTAAAATCATCTTCTGTGAATTGCTTGCTTGTGAATATGTTTACCTTTGTGGGGTCTGTTGTGACAAATGATTCTGCATATTTAGAACTGATAGCTACTGAGTTGATGGGGATATTTCCTGATTTTACGGCTTTTTTTAGTTCACCCTCAATGAATCCAGCTTGTACTTTTGCCAAACCCTCTATCTCTTTTATCATCTTCTTTGTTGTAGTCTTAGACCATTTATCTAAACTACTTTTTGATTGAGCTATGATTGCCCTCAGTCTTTTCTTGGTCTGCGGTGCAATTACAACACCTTCTGGAGCTTTTGCCTGTCTGATATTTATTGCGTTGAGCTTTCTTGCTGCAAGTAAAATTACATCATTATAAGTTCTTACAAAATCTACTGATACGGCATTGCTGTATCTATTTATATCAATAGTTTCCCTAAAAAATACCTCTGGAATACTCATTTATCATTCTTCCCCTTCTTCCTCTACCTCCTCCTCTTCTGGTTCTTCGTCAGGTTCTTCTGGTGGCTCTACTTCTGTAAGACCTCCCTGCTGTGTTCCTTCTATTTCTTCCTCTACGTCAAAGTCATCACCGAGAACCTCACCAGCAGAAAGTTGATTTAGTAATGTTTCCTGAGTAATAGTTCCAGCAGTAAACAATGTAAGTAAACTTGAAATTTCTTGTGGTTCTAATCTTGCACTTACAAAGTCTCTATTTACAAAGCTACTGCCAGCATTAGGTTCATTAAGATATTCGCTATGAAACTTAAGACAGTTATCAATCAAGTCTTGCATCTGCTGTGCAATAACCATCATTGTGCTGTCATTCTGTGACCTATCTATCCTTTTTGCCTCTGCTGTTTCTCCCACTAACTTCTGTCCTAATACCGCAGCTAATGACAAAGTATTGATCTGTTCTGCAATATCTTTCAATCTTGTGAACTGGCTGTCATAGCTATCACCAGAAGGGCTGATATATTCCATTCGTGACTCAGGTGGCAATGATAGTGCTTCATTAGGGCCTGTTGTTATCTCATCTGCATTTGGATAGCCAAAGACTGCAAGCATAGGAACAGAACTGATATGCAAGATATTATCCAAGTCAGATTGAATCTGGTAATGCTTGAGGTTAAGTTCTGCAATGTCATACAAAGGACTGCGGCTTTCATAGAACCCAACTCTGTTTGAGTATGCAACAGCAAAGGGAATCTTGTCCTTAAGGCTCATTTCACCTTCATCAAACAATTTATATTCACCTTTCTTTTCATCTTTTCTGTGAATTTCATATCTACCACGCTCAAGCACCCTGATCTGTTTAATGATCTTGTCACCATACTTTCCATCTGGTTCAACAACCTGTTCTAATAAACGAACCTGTGTAAGTTGCCTTGTGCCATCTATGACCTCACTTCTAAATCCTAATATGTCTTTCGGTGTATATGTCACCCAGTATGGTCTTGTTTTGTCTCCTCCTTTCGGTGCATCAACAAGAACTCCAACATGACCAAAGCTGATTGCCTGTCTTGCTGTCTGATAAAGCCAAACATTTAGATCATTTCCCTCTAGGTCTACATCAAATAACTGCTCACGAACAAGGTCTGAAACATCGTCTAAACGGACTGGCTTTCTAACCAACATACCTGATAGCATCTTTTCAATACGCTGCAAATATGGCACTACTGTTGATCTTGACAATCTAACGTCATATGAGTCATCAGTTTCTCTTGCTTCCTGTGGCAAATACTTTCTATGTTCACTCCTGATCTTATATGTTCCTTCCTTCAAATCTGTTATCAAATCCCAAAACTGAGCCATACGTTGATAGGCCGCATTAGGGCTTGCAACTGTGGTAGCAGCTTGTGTTATGGGCTGATTGTAAATATTTAGTGAGCTATACACAGTTTTGCCTCAATACTATCATGTTCTTAATATATTCTAATCCCTGTAGCTTTGCCCGACCTAGCAAATAATGGATTGAACTCTCTCCATACAAGATAGCCTAAAGCATCAGCCATGTGATCATATCCAGAATCTTTATCTGGTTCTCCTTTTTCTGTGTATGACTGTAGTTCCATTGACTCAATTACCCTTCTGCAACTGGCATGGATTTGTAAACGGCTTTCCCCTTTGCCGTTACATAATAAAGCCTGTACGGAAGAGATCCTGTCTCTAACTGGGGGGTTTGAACGTGGGCTTTGATTGCTGAAGCCATAGCCTTGCAAGATTTGAATATCTGTTTGGCTTGCATTAGTACTTCTGTTGCCTCCACTTGCATCTGGGTATATGTAAATCTTGTTCATAGGATATCTGGCTTTGATCTCTTGAGCAATGCTATCGGTGTCGTGAGCCTTAGAAATCTCATCAAATATTAACAATTTTTGATTTTGGACAATACCAATTACTGCGTTCATGTTGCCTATGTTGAAATCAAGCCCAATTCTTAATGGTTCAAGACCTATATCAGGTTTGACAGTAACAACATTGTTTTCTCTGGTAAAGCGATCATATACCTGACCAGTAGTAAGGTTAATAAATTCTCCATTGAGATAGGCTTGCAACATACTAGGGTCGTAATTTGCTTGCATACGTTCAATAAAGTCATCAGGCAAATGTGGATTATCCTGAGTCCTCATCTTAATTAGCTGCCTATCTGTTCTCTCCTTTGCTTCATCTGTACCAAAGGTGTTATATAACCACCTAAATCCTTCTGGTGTACTGGCTGCACAAAACTGACGAACATTACCAGCCCTTAACCTACCAAGTATTTTGGGGAAGGCTTTATCTGCAATAGCTGGAGATACAACATCTATTTCATCAACAAGTACATGGCTTAAGTTCAGACCAATAATTCTTGACCAGTTTTCAAAGGATCTGCATAATAATTTGCTGTCACCTTCTTTAAAGTGCAAAGTATATTCTGGAAGCGGACTAGCTCTAAAAGTATATGGGATCTCATACTGTTCAAGGAACATTTCAAAGTCTGTTTGCCAGATGTCCCTAATCAGTGGGGCAGTTGGTTCCATAACAGCACCAATAAATCCTATATTCATAGCTGCCAGCTTAACTGCCATACTGCACAAAGCTCTTGTTTTACCAGCACCATACCCTGCACTAAGTCCTACTATTTCATTCTGGTTATCAAAGAACTGTTGCTGTGCCTCATGCAAATCGCCCCTGATCCTATCTAATAAATCATCAGTATCAATATCAACGTAGTGACTACCTATGTGATCTAATACTGATCCCTCTCTGTTCAGTATGCTCAAGACATCACCTGACCGACCTTTGCCATTGAGTTTATACAGCCTAAAGCCACTGTAAGCTGCCCTGATTTTCTAGCCTCTTTTGCCAGTGATGCGTATTGAGCTAATACTTCAGCAGTAAATTGCCTCCTGTCAATATCAAAGTCTTGCTTGAGAATCTCCCTTGCATCTGAGATATAGCTATCTACAGTCCTTTGAGTTACACCCCACTCATTTGCAGCAAATTGTAGTATATCTGATCTAACAGTACCAACAGACATAAGTTTAGCTACTTTGTTCACTCTGAACTCATGCTCATTCTTGCTAGTTCTGCCGTTGGCCACTATAGAAATATAATTTTAATTATTCTAAATGTAGCGTCAATCAATAGTTTTTGTCGATTTTATAAATTTTCCCTTTGCCATTCTTGTCTAATTTCTAAACCTTCTCTCTCTGCATTTTCAAAAAACCCTTTATTACCTTTATCTCTTTGATCAATAGCAAATGATATAAGTTTCACGATATTTTTTAATTCTGTACTATAAATATCTTTATGTGTAAGATTATTTTTTTCTAAAAAATTCCAGAAATCTCTAAGCCAAATGTCTGTTTTTTGATGATTAAGCTTTTCTGCTTCGTTATTTTGAACTCTTAAAGCTTCTTGTACTAAAGAATTTATACAAGTTAAAGAAATCTTTTCAAAAGAAAGCTGTTGTTGTTTTGTTAATTTAGTCATGGTTTTTGTTTTTCCCAGTTGCGAATAAGTAGTAAGAGTTCATCAATTCTTTTTCTTGCATTAGCAATGCGGTCATTATTGAACTTGTCGTAGTCTTTGTTTTTCATAGTTATGGCCTATAAAACTCACCATAAAGCTGTTTGCCTTTTATATCTCTGGCTTCAATGGCTTTTTCTAGTGTAGGAAAAGAACCTAGTGAGTGACTTTTCTTTTGTTGACTTATACAAACATAGTAAGGATTTAAAGATTGACTAGGCATAAAAGTAATTGATTTATGACCAGATGAATTATTAGAACCAATTTTTCTGTTACTACTGTTTTGTTGAATTGTAGCTTTTCTTAAATTATGGAAAGCATTGTTTCCAGTATTACCATCTTTATGGTCTATCTCATAAGGATAAGGATCTTTTGTTGTAACTAACAGCCAAGCAAGCCTGTGAGCAGCATACCCTTTGCCATTAATGGTTATATAAACATAACCTTTTTTTGTAACCCTACCAGCAATAGAACCAGCTTTTTTGTTTGATTTTTTTATCTTCCAAGTAAAGGCACCAGTAATGATGTTGTAGTTTAAAAGTTCTTTTATTAATTTAAAAGGTGGAAGTTTTTTAGCTCTACAAAACATTTCTTTTAGCCCATCTCTTTTTTTGCCCAGCCGCTACAGCTAAATCATATCCACCATCAAGAATGGCTTGTTTTGTTTTTTCTGGGTAATACATATATCTCTGAAAATAATGATCTCCAGTAACAAAGTGTATTCCTTCCTTTAAAACACCTTTTTTTCTATAGTTATGAATTGTGTGTGAAGCTATACCAATAATTTTCTCTGTTTCCATGCCATTAAACAAACCTTTATCAGCAAAATGTTCTTTAGTTCTCATGTTTAAGTATTTTGAGTAATCAGTAGGAACATATTGAACAGGTTTTATAAGGTTGTTAAATTCTTTCATTACCTCATTATTACGCCTTGAATTGTAAGAAAGATTGCCTTTCCAACCACCAGAATCTAATGAGATAAGAAATTTGTACCTTTTTTGAATCCTATGATGTGTAAATTTATAGGGATATGCAAGTCTTTCATTTATAAATCCTTCAAGAGCAATTTTTAAATATTTAATTTTTAGTTGAATCCACTTATCAATATCAGTTTTTTTCCAAAAACAATGATCAATACCACCAGATACACTTTTTTCTAGTTTTCTTGAAGGTTTTGGCAACCAGTTTTTTGCTAGTTGAACACGAATGTACTCCATTTCATATCCAGTAAGTTCTACTAAATCAAAAACAGAATACTCATCAGACATAATTTCTTCTCTTGGATCAAAAGAAATATGTCCTGTTATGTCAAATTCTTTTTTTAAGATTTGCCTTATGTATTCTCTTGTGACATCAAATCTGTCTGCAATTTTTTGAAGTGTATAACCTTCTTTTCTCATGCGTAAAATGATTTCATTTCTTGCTTGTTTTAGCTCTGGTGTAACTGTGTACTGTTTGTGATTTTTCATAATGATTTGATTTGAAAGTTTGCTAGTTGATCTTTTACTTTTTGAGCTTCTGGTGGAAGTGCAGCTTTTTGGTTTTTAATATTTTTTTGTATAAGCTTGTTCATTAGCTTTTCTGTTTTTGCCCAGCTTTCTTTTCTCATGTTGTGAATGTCTCTCACTATGTCGATTGGTATGTCTACGCCAACATTGTTTCTTATGTGACCATCTGAATCTCTAAAACCATGAGAGACTATCTGACCATCTATGTCATATTGAGCGTTTGCTGCATTGCAGTAACATATGAGAGCTAAATCCTGACCAGAGAACCGCCTTCCCTTGTCATCAATGTCATAGTCTGGTAAATGATTGTTTATTAACTTGTCTGAGTTGTTGATTATGCCTGTATCATTGCAAGCATAACAAGTGTATTTGGGTGCGTTGAAGGTAACTTCTCTATCAACAGCGGATCTTTTATAGTTAGAGATCATTTAATGACCTCTATCTCTTCTGGGTAAACCATAAGATGACCGCAATAAGGGCCATCGTTGTTTTGTAATACGCAAACAGTTCCTAAATCGTTTGGAAAAGGATCATAAAGTTCTACTTTCTCACCAGTTTTGATAATGATGTGAGTTGGATTAAAAGCCATAGGGTGTTAAAAAGGGGTGTTTTGTTTGGGTTTTCCTAATGTAGTTGCTTTTTTAGATACTGTCAATAGATATTGTTCATATTGCCCATTTTTTAAATAACGGAAACAATCAGGAAATAATGGAGTAAAGTTATCATTTTTTAATTGTTTTGATCTGGCTCTTATATCGGCCTGTAGGCAGTCAAGTATCTTTTCCTGTGTCTTTTTACCTAACTTACTAAATTCGGCTTTTGCAAGCTTTTTAGATTGTGATACAACACGCATTGAAGGAGGTATCTTTCTATAAGCTTCCCAGAATGGTTCAAAGAATTTATCTACAGGTTTTTTCTGACTTAAAGTTTTATAGTTA